GAACTGGCAGCGTGGCTTCTGACATTGCTCTTTGTAGAAGTTGTCTGGGTTCTGGCAGTAATAGCGATATTGCTCCTCGCACGCCGCAAGCAGCGTGACAAGCAACAAGGTCAAAATCTTTAGGTTTCTCATTTGCCTCCAAATGGGATGCTGGATTTTATAAAATCAATGATTGACTTGGAGTCTTCAACAGGCAAGACATAAAGGATGTCCAGCAAGTGGTGGACAAGGATGAGGACGCAGCAAGTCTTGAGGAAGCGGTCAAACCCGAGCTTCCAATCTGCGCCAACATCAAACCACTTGAGAAGTTTCCACACATCTTCAGCACCCGTTTTGTCGGCAAAAGGAGATCAACTCCCAGCCGCCCCACATCAGGCCGCAGAAGATGGCGACTGAGATGATGATGGCAATTGCCGTTTCAAGCTCCTCTTGATCTTTTTGCTTCTTGCGCCGAGCGTCTTCCTTGGCCTTGCCAGCAGCCTTGGCGGCCTCGGCCTCCATGACGGTGGCCCGAGCCTTGATCCTCTGCCAAACATCCATCTTGTTGGCGTTCCAGAACAGGCGCTTTAAGTCTTCTTCAAACTCCTTCTGAGAGTCAATGGCCAGCTCAATCTCAAGCGCCTTACCCATTGACGAGCCGCCAAACGTGCCAGCCTTGGCAGCTTCAGCAGAGGCGATGGCATTGGCCTTGGCATCAAAGTATTTGCCCAGCATGGGGGCCAAAGACTCCACGCTTTGCGCCGTTGCGCTGGCCTTCTTGACCAGCCGCACCGCATTGTTTACCGCATCAAGGGCGGCATCTGGATCGAGCAGCATACCAATCATCTAAGCACCCACTGAAGAATCGGAATAATAGAAAACGCAGCCCAAATGCACAGGCATGAGACCAAGGCCGCAGCGATAAAAGCAACGGCCCAGTCTTTCATTTGTCTGCCTTGTTGTCAAGCTTCTCAAAGATCTGCCGCAAGATGTCTTTGATATCCTTGATGTCGGACTTGTAGTCATCTTTCTGGACATACTCTTTTGGCATGGCTTCTTTGAAAGCAGACACTTGGTCTTCCAGTTTCTGCAATCGTTGCATGACCTGATAGAAAACAAACGCAGCCAAGAACCCCGCAACCGAAACTACAAGGTTAAAGAGTTGTTGGTTGTCCATCACTCCACCTCGGGCCAAGTCAGTTGCAAAGCAGCCAATGCGTCAACCGAAGTGCAAGCTGTGATTGCCGCCTCGTTTGCGTCCGATGCCGCACGAATGGCAGAGCGAGCCGCCAAGGTGTCAGCGTCCACGGGCTTGATGCCTTCAGCAGCACGAACAACCTTCCAATCTGTAGCCGCCAGCAAAGAGCCAGCAGTAGCCTTGACTTGGGCGATCATCTGCGACTTCAAGCCCTTCTGCGTGTAAGGCTCGCCACCTTCAGGTGTCACTGTCTCGTCTTCCAGTTGCTTGGGATTGCCAACACCCCACCAAAAGCGATCGTCATACGGCGCAGGGTCTGCAACCTCAGTGATGCCAATGGCGATCTTCTCTGCAAGCGTTGTCAGGCGAAGCCAGTTGCTGGGGTACTGCACACCGTTATGCTCAAAGGCAGTGTCGAGAGCAAGGGGTTTGTCGTTCAGTAAAAACATGGTTGTTCCTTATCGTGCGAGAGAGTTCTTGAAGGGGTTTTCGGCAAAACAAGCATAGATATAGGTCTGTCCGTTAGTGCTCCAGCCAGCCGATGCGGTTCGAACCTTGAATCCATTGGACAGGATGTCGATCGGGAAACTGCTTGCAGGCGAGAACTCGGCATTCGATAGGTTTGGGTACAAATGCAGCCCAGACGGGTTGGACAAGTCACGCGCCGTGTCAACCAGATACCACTGCTCGGAGGCGCTGGCGTTCTTGATAAGCACCCACCTCGGCCTAAACCCGCAGAACACAAAAGGCCCATCAGCAGACCCGTTGCCAGTGTACGAGCCGAATTTGCTGAAGCCTGCAACTTCTGCGAATAGGTAGGCGACTAGGTTATTGCCGTTCCCGTTGGTGTCATTGCCTGTGCCAACGCTAAACACACTGGACGTTGGTGCAGTGTTATTCCAAGGCTCGGGGCCTGTGTACTGGGCATTAGTTAGGTTCAGGAACAACGCTTTCGTTGCGCCAAGCGACTGGTGGTAAACATCCCAACTTACTGCGGCGCTGCGATTCTTCACGATCATCATGGCAGGTGCAACGCCGAGCGAATGGCTCACAGTCCGAGCCGAACCCGTCCCCGTATAAGTCACAATGTCAAAGCCAGCAGAGGGGCTTTCTTTCCATTGCCAGCCGACATAGGTTTGACCATTAGCATTAGTTACTGTTTGGCTGAAAGAAGAGTTGTAGTCAACCGTAAACCCGTTTGAGTTAAATGAATTGAATACATTGCTAACAGAGTTTTCAACATCCGTTGAGTTCGAATACAAAATCTTGTTTGCACCACGAACACTGTCGTTAAGAATGTGAAATGGCGTAGCGCTATTGCGAGCTTTAATCCAAACAAAGTCAGGCTGCATAGAGCCACTGTTTGTAATTACTTGTGTGTTCCCTGTGGATGTTCCATTCCCCGTGTAAAGTGACACATCAAAATACTGGTTCCCCTTCTTGATAGTAGGCTCCGGCAGGTTCTGCGTGTTCAGTGCTTTGAAGCCTGTTGGTGGCGTGTATGAAAAAGGTCGTTGGCCGAAGTTGACCGAGTAAACCGAGTTAAGTACAGCATCAATTTCAAGATGGTAGGTGACTCCAGCATTTAGAGTAACCGAACCTTGCAGTGTGTTGTTCTTGTAGAAAGAAACTGAACTTGTATCAAGATCGTAGGCAACGCCAATGACATCGTTTGTCGTGTAGGTTGCCCAAGTTCCTCCAGCGCCCGTGTGAGAACCGTCAGAGTTATAGACAAATCGGTTAGTGAATGTTCCCCATTGGGCTTGCAAATCAGAGATGCCAACAGATGCGCCTGAACTGCCAATAGCTGTAATGGTGGCCTCGAAATACCACTTGCCGCTGGACACGCCAATTGTGCTAAAGGCGAAGGCCGATGATCCACCGCTATAAGTGAACCTCAAGTTGCCTTCAGAGAATGTGCCTTGTCCAACGCCAAAACGCCAAGACAGCGGGTTCAGCGTTGCATAATTCCCCCGCCCATTCCCGCCATCAGCGTACAGCGTAGGCACATCAAGCATCGAGTCGTAGGTCACACCAGCAGTCACGCTGATGTTGTTCGGTGTCCAGTTGTTGCCGTTGCCTGAGTAGTCCTTGCCAATCGCTGCGGCAGTGGCCGCGCTGTTGTCGGAGAAGTTCAGATAAAAGCCGTTTGTGCCGTATGTGCCAGCGTACTTCTTTGGCTTCCACACGCCAGTGATGCTGTCGGTTTCACCGAAGCTGCTGGGTGTAAGTTGCGTTCCAGAGATGTGGTTAATCTCTGTTGTGTAGCCATCAAAATAGTTGCCAGTGGATTCGCGCCCAATGTCATGCGCGTAGGAATTGCTGTTCCAAGCCAAGCTAGTGTTCTGTGCTGGATAGGTAGCAGTCCCAAAAGCTGCCACCTCGACACCATTCACATACATCCTTGCGCGATTTGATGACGTTGCTTGTGTTGTGTCGATGGCGATGATGATGTGATACCAAGCGCTTGGGTCGCGATAAACAGCGGTAGTAGTCAGGTTGAGAACGTCTGAGCCAGCGTTCCTGCCAAACACACGCAACGTGTCTCCAGCCAAGAATGACAAAGTAAAGATGTTTGTGCTTGCCGAGTTAATGCCAAAAACAACTTGCTGTGTCGAAAGCGTGCCACGCTTAACCCACGCGCTGATCGTAAAGGTCTGCTGACCAGATGCACTTGACGGCGTTCTTGTGAAATAACCTGACGCAGAAGAACGCAGCCGCACAGAACGGCTGATCTGGTAGTCGCCACCAGCGGCAGCGAGTAATGGGGTTGCGTTAATTACACTCATTTCACATCGCCAATCAAACGAGCAGTGATGCGGGTGGAACTTTCAACATAGTAGGCCAAAACATCAACAGCCGAGGCAGTTGTGGTTAGTGTTGGCGCTGTGCCTGCTGCGAACTTCCAATAGCTACCGTAAGCCAGTGTTCGTGAGCCTGTACCGTCTTGGGTAATCACAATCACACCAGCTTGACCAGCAGTCAAGTTGCTTGGGTTTGCCAATGTACGGTTGCCGCCAAGAGTCACAGAGAAGTTGTTGGCAACAGCAAAGTCTGGGGTAATTGTCGCGCCATCAGTGAGAGCCGACACAGTGCCACGCTGGGCTGCTGTGAATGTCTGAGCCGCAGCAAGGGCAGCAGCGCCCAAGTTGCTGCGTGCTGTCGCAGCGTTGGCCACATCAGACAGGTTGCTTGCCTTGGCCAGCTTCTCGCTGTCAACTTCCTCAATGGCCGCTTGCACGGTTGTCGCAGCCACGCCACCCGCAGGGGTGAAGTTGATGCTGCTTGCCACGCCCTGCACATAAGCAGCCACCCATGCGCTGCCCGTGTACAGTTTCATAATCCCAGACACGCTGTTGAAATACAGCGAGCCAGCCACCAAGGCGTTGCCGTCATTGTCAACAGATGGGTCGCTGGTCTTGCTGCCCAGATAGCGGTCATCAAAGCTGTCATACACAGCCAGGGTCTGATCGCGTGCAGTCTCAGCCGCTGTCTGTGCGCTTGCCGCAGATGACGCACTGCTGGCCGCATTGGTCGCACTGGTCGCTGCGTTGCTGGCCGATGTGCTGGCATTGCTGGCAGAGGTCGAGGCAGCAGAGGCGCTTGACGAGGCAGCCGAGGCAGAAGCCGCAGCGGCAGTTGCAGAGGATGTCGCAGACGCAGCGTCCACCAACAGCGTCCACTTGGCCGAGTCAGTGTTTGTGCTGATCGGCTGTGAGCCGCTGGATGTGTGCTGTGTCAGACACTGCCAGATGTTGTTGTTGCTGGTGTCCTTGACAATGTCGCGGACATAATACAGCGTGCCACTGGCCCAGTTGCCACGGTTTGTGCCAAGCGTTTCACCCAGAGCTGGGTTGCCATCACTGTCAAAGCCAAGCGTCTTATTGGCGCGAAGCGATGCGCGTGGCAGCGTCATGTTGATTGTGGTCGGGTCAGTCTGCGGCGCAGTCAAAGCACGCTGCAAACCCTCGGCATTTTGCTGGGCGAAGATGGTCTGCTGATCCATCTCGTCATTGACCGTGTTGGCAAAGAAGTCGCCGCCAGTCACGAAGTCTGTGGTGCGCTGAATTGTGCGGTTTCCCACAATGGCGATCTGATCTGCACCAGTTGGCGATGCGGTCAGCGTGATGTAGCCAGTGCCGTTGGTGTTGATCGTGACTGTGTAATCTGTGGTCAGAGTCAGCAGCGCGTCATCTTTGTAAACTGCCACATCGGTGTTGGCGAGAATCTCAAAGGTGAAGTTGTACGGGCCAGTCCCGCTGGCCACATAAACGACTCGGCGAGTCACGTTGGAAATTGGGACGGCCATGGCTTAATCCTTCCTTTTGGCAATTGTATGAAATTAGTCGGGTTTGTAAAAGAGGCCTTGGGCTTTTCTTGCCTCAGACATTTCACCAATCTTGGCTTGCAGCGCTGGGTCTTCTGAGATCAGCGTCTTCTTGGCTGCGTCCATGAAGCGCGAATGCACGCGCTGCACGGTCTTTTGCTGGTCGTCAAGGTTCAGCAAGTCAAAGCCTGGCGTGCGCATCACGTTCAAGATCTCGTCCTTGCTTGGCAGCTCCTTGCCGTAGATGGTCAGCAGGCGGTTGTACTGGAACGCATCCAACTCAACCCCGTCCACTTTGCGGTCAGGCATGCCGACAGGCGAGCCCAAGCGCACCAGCAAGTCATCCACCTCGCTGAACTGCACAGGGCTGACACGGGTTGGCAGCACCATCTCATAGGGTTTACCCTGACCTGATTTGGTTGGGTCGCCCCAGAGGTTGAGCTGCTCTGGCAAGTCTGCGTTGAAATATGGCAGGCGCGATTTGTAGCGGTTGAAGGCTTCCACAAAACCACGCACACCCATTGGCAAATCTGGGCTGGCACGGCTGTCTTTGTTGGTCGGGTCGCCAATGCGCTCCATTGCAGCAATCAGCGAGCTGTAAGCGCCAGCAGGCGAGCCACCAATCACAAAGCCACCAAACTGCTTGGTCAGGCCATCCACAATCTTCTTGCCGTCAACCTCGCCTTGCTGGTTGCTGCCAATCAGACGCGAGACATCGGCCACGCCTTGCAGATAAGGCTGCTCTTTGAGGTACTCATAGAGGCCATAAGTCGCGCCCAAGAACACTTGCTCCACCTTGCCAGCGTCTGGCTCATTCTTGGCGTATTCAGCGTAATCGGCAGCAATGGCCAGCAGGGCAGACAATGGCTCCATGCCTTGGTAGCTCACCCACTCGTTGCCGACCTTGATGCTGTAAGGCATCCAGCCGTCACGCATGGCAGCCTCGCGGTCAGCCTTGCGAGCTGGGCCACGGCCAGTGATGTTGCCCTCGGCAGCAGCCGCGCCAAAGGTCGCCAAAATGGCAGAGCCCATTGTCACTTTGGCCAAAGCCATGTCGCGGTAGATGCCGCCCTTGCGCAGCTCGTCCATCCACTGCGATGACAGCGGGGCAAACGGGGTGCGCTCAATGACTTGCAAACCAATGTTTGCAGGGGTCTTGAAGAATGGCACAACGACTTTGAGAGCCGGGTGGTTGAACACATCTTGCAGGCTTTTCAGCGCTGGCGGCAGATCAGAGGTGAATGTCCCCTTCTGGGCAAACTCCATTGCCGCTTGGTCAAGATCTGTTGGCGGGTTGGCAAACAAGCCCTCAATGTCAGATGCTGCTTTGGCGGCTGCGTCAGTCTCGTCCATGCCAGCCTCAAGCGCATCGCGGTAGATCTGCTTGCCTCGGCGGGTCAGCTGGGTGTTCAGCTCCATGCGGTACATCACACCCTTGAAGAACTCGTCCTGAGTCATCAGGGCGCGGCCAGGCAATGTGATGGCTGTGCCGTAATAATCCAGCCCTTTGCCGAGCCATGTCTCTGGGCCTTGGCCAGTCACGCGCTGCAATGTCTCGCCCATGCTCTCTTGCAAGCCACGCTGGTTTTCAATCTTGGACATCATGTCGCTTGGGGTCTTGGTCTTCCAAGCAGTGCTGGCCAGTTGCAAGCCCTCAGTGATGCCGTTGCGCAAAGACTGCACCATTGTCAGCGCTTCATCAAATGCGACCTTGTCATCAGCAGAGCCGGGGACAAGCGACTTCCAGCTGCGAACGCCGTCCGGCAGCACATTGCCATACAAGCTGGCCACCATGCGCTCTGGGATTTGATACAAACCAAAGAGGCTGTTGCCGATGATGTTCTTGGCGTGCGACACAGGCGAGGATAGCAAGCCGTTGATGTAAGTCGTGAACCAGATGTCCTTGACACCCGAGAACATTGACTTCTCAACCATAGCGTTTTGAGCGGCACGGCTCTCCAGCGTCAGGTAGCTGCGAGCCATGTCTTGCAGGGCAGCGTCCCCGCCGTACTGATCAAGCACTTGGCGCACCATAGCGGCGTTGCCCTCGCGCGGGATTCGGAACACAGCCAGCGCACGGGCTGTCTCTGTCTGCATACCCTTCACGCCCTTTTGAATCATGCCGTGAAAGGCGATTTGCTGGCGCAGCTTGAGCTTGTCCACATCAGTGGCAGAGCCCTCGTCCACCATCTTGAACAGACGAGTCAGCTCGTTGGCGCTGGACTCCAGCACCTCAAGCGCTTTGTAAGTCTCGACAGCGTTGGCCATCATGCGGCCATCATTGCCCACCAAGCGAGAGATGAACGCCTCGCTGATGCCGTTCTCTTTGGCCTTGTCCTGAATCTCAAAGAATGTGACGGCCTTGGTCTTGATGCCCAAAGCGTCAGCCACACCGCCGACAATGGCAGCTGCGTCCTCGGTCTGGTAGCGAGACAAGTTGAACGGCTCAACGGGAACGCCAGCTTTGGCCTCGTCAACTGATGGCGATGGCTTGCCAATGTTTGGCTCTGCCGCCTTGCGAGCGGCCACAGCGCCAGCCACTTTGTCTGTCAGTTGCTGGTCAGCCTCTGGGATGACCTTGTATCGGCCAGCCTTGGTGGCATCTGGCAGCTCGCCGGGCAGTGTGTCGGGAACCAGCTTGCGCTCGGCTTTTGCGCCTTGCTTTGTGATCAGCTTGCGCAGGGCGGCATCAATCGGGCCAGCCACCATCACACCCTCGTCCATGCTGGGCGTGCCGGGCTCTGTGGTCACAGGCTCTGTGCTTGGCTGCATGCCCTCGGCAGGCATTGGCTCCAGCGCAATCTCAGGCGCAGGCGCAGCCTCATCGGCTGCTGGCAAGATGCCACTCAGGCGTTGGTCAAGAGGTTGAATTGCCATTTACTTCTGCTCCTTTGCTGCGCCCATTATCGCTTCAACCTCTTTCACCAAGTCTGGATCAAGTTTCTGAACCTCGTTGCGTGCAAGCGGTCTAATTGCTGATGCGTCTGGCCAGTTGCCAAAGGCTCGTGACAGAGCATGTGTTTTATTTAATCCACGAATTGCATCAACATGAGTTGTGCCGTCTTCAAATTTCACCTCAACAAACTCAGAATGTTTGTAATTTTGTTCTCCGAATGCTTTGTTGGGGCCGTCTTTCTTGAACCCTTGCAACTGCCTTGGTTGGTTTATGTAGGCAGTAAAGTCTTCGCGTGCAATCCACGGTGAGTTTGCAGTGGTGCGTTTAGATATGCTTGCGTCAGATTGTGTCAGCACGCCATCCATGCCACCGACAGCTTCCGTGCTCATGCCGACTGGCATGCCCTTGGTTGCTTTTGCGGCTTTGGCAGCTGCCTTGGCAACTGACACAACAGCAGGCGCTGCATTTAACAATTCCATTGCTGGGTCAGCCTTCAATCCAAATGTGCCAATGCCGCCAGTCGCCACATTGCCACCGCGCACAGGCATAAAGCCATAACTCATGTCTTGCAACACTTTGCCAAGATCGCCGACCGTCAAGTCTTTTAATGTCATTGAGCCAATACCGGGCAAGCCAATAACATCAAAGTCAATTTTTTCTGCGCCAGATTGAATTAGCTCACCCAGCTTGCCAACAGCGGTCTGAAATGTGTTGCGCGGAATTGGGCCAATACTTGGGCCAGCATCAGACACGGTCTGCGATGGCCCAGCAGCCAGCTGCATGCCGTCCATGCTGGGCGCATCAAGGGCAGCAGCGTCCACTGGCATGGCAGGCTCAGAGGCAGGCATGTCAGGGAACTGCGAACTGGTCAGCCGCTGCAAATAGCTGTCTTCAATTGGGCTCAGTGCCATAGTCTGGTTCCTTATTGGGATAGTCCGTTTTGCTGTTGCAGCAGGCCGCGAATGCGCTTAACATCATTTTGCTTGGCGCGGTCGGTGCCAGCCTTGCGCTCAAGCGCAGCCAGAGAGTCCATTGTCACCGGGCCATTGATCCAGTCCTTTTTCTCGTACACCTTGAGCGCGTCAGTCGCCTGCTTGGCTGTCTCTGTGCTGCGCTTGTCAGTGACGAATTTCTCCAGCTCAGTCAAGATCATGGCTGGCGTTGGCTGCTTGCCCTCGCGCAACAGACGGGACTCAATGTCCAAAGACTGAGCCTTGAGCGACATGCGGTTGGTGAACTCCATCGCATTCTTGTCCAGCACAATCAAGCCACCAGTTTGGTTGATGCCAGCCAGACGGTTGATGCCTCGCTCAATCTCAGACTGGTCGCGGCGGTTCTCGCTGGTGATCAGCTTCAGAGCGCCAACAGCGTCATTGCCAGTCAAGCCTCGGCCAATGTAGCTCTTAACCTGATCGGCAGTTGTGATTGTCCCATTCAGAATGCCGCTGACCACGTTGAACTCAACCATCGGGTCGCTCTTGGGTTGCTTGGGCTCAAACATCTCTTTGATCATCGCATCGCTGACCACGCCGACAGTTGTCTTGGCCAACTCAGTGATGTCGCCACGGGCCTTCAAATAAGCCTGCGAATTCGGTGCAGAGCTGTACAGGTTTTGCATCAAGCCCACCAGCTTGACCTCGCCATTGCGCTTTTCCTCGGCCTGCTTCTGCTTGACCAAAGTCTCGCGCTGGTTGATTGAAACCATGTAATTGGCCATGACCTTGGCTTGATCATCGTAAGGCAGCGCCTTATATACATCAGTCATCTTGCCGACATTGCCTGCACGAATCATTGCCAACCCCTTCTCAGGGTCAGCTGAAAACTCAGGGTCTGTCACAAAGCGCGACACCGCATTGATTTTGACCTGCTTTTGCGCATTTTCAAACTTCTCGCTGTATGTCCTTTGCACATTGGCATCGCCAAGCAGCATTGCTCCAGTGGCAATTGAATTGCGGTACTGGTCAACCAAGACATCAACGCTTTGCTTCTCGCCAGTCTTTGGGTCAATCCAAAAACCTTGCGAGATGGCAGGCTCCAGCAAGCGTACAGCTGCGTCAAAGTCTGCGTCAAACTTGATCAAGCGCTGCTCTTTCGCACGCTTTTGCTCTGCGTCCAGCGATGCCTTCAGCACTGTGTGGCCATAGGTGGCCATGCTGGCGCGGAACTTCAAAGACGCATCAGCGTCAACAGGGGCCAGCGACTTGGCCAAGCCGTCTGTCATCGTCTTGATTTTGGTCGAGACAACATCAGAGGAGATCTTGCCTTCCTCAACTTGGTTGAGCAATTCAGTCAGCTTTGTCCGGCCCTCGGCTTCAAAATGCGAGGCAAGCTCAAGGCTGCGTGCTTTGCGCAAAGCCATGTCAAACACGTTTTGGCTGCCCGATGGCGCACCCAGCCACGACATGTCACCGCTCTTGGCCAGCTCCAGCTGCTGTGCTGTTGGCGGGTTCTCGGCAGCGAACTGCACGCCAGCACGCTCTTGCATCTTGGCAGCATCGCCAAATGCGCTCTGGCTCATGCGGTCAAGCAGCTGCGACAGGGTGTTGGCCTGCTGCGCTTGAGCCCGAGAGCCGACCATGTCGATCTGGGGCACATTGATGGCAGGCAGTTGAGCGCCAGGCACATTGGCCAGCTGCACACGGCCAGATTCAATTTGTGGAAGTGTTGCCATGCCAATGCCTTATTTGAATGTCTTTGCGAACTTGGTCAAGCCATCAGTGATTGTCGCCGTGGCCAACAAGCCTCCAGTGGCTCGAGCAGCCTTGGCCGCTGTCTCATACTGCCCAGCCTGCAAAGCAGCGCTGGAGCGCGTGATTTGGGCTTGAATCTGCGAGTTGGTAAACATCGAGGACGCATCCTCAAAGCCAAGCACACGGGCCATGAGCGCATTGTAATCAGTCACGCCGACATCACGAAATGTCGCAGCCGTGTTGGCATCTTGCACAAAGGCAGCAGAGCCCTCATTGAAAGCCACACCGTTTGCGGCAGCACGGGCTCGAGCGGTTGCGTTGGCTTTCTCCAAGTTGCGCAACAGGGCATTGCCAGCCATCTTGTAATTCAGGCTTTCAATGTCAGCACGCTTGAGCAAGCGACCAGCCTGAATCGCTGCATAACGCTCCTCTTGGTCAGCCCTCACATTGGCAATGGCCAGCGTGTTGATGGCGTTGACCATCAGCCCAGTCTGCTGGTTAATCGCCGCAGCTTCTTGCGCCAACCCGGAGCCGATGCTGGTCAGTAAACCAGCGCCAGCGTTGATGTTTCCGATCTGTTGTTCTGTCAATGCCATCATGTTCCCCCAGACACAGCGACCTTGTACTCAAGGCCAAGCAACGTCATTTTTTGCGGCAGGCTTTGGCTGATCTCAATGGCCTGCTCACGACTGTAACCCAGCACGCCATTGACACGCTTGATGCCTGTGAATTCTGCCACCGCCTCGTCCAGCAATGGGTTGTCAAAGCTGCGGAACGGCACAGGGTTGCTGTTCAATTCCAAGTGCTGCGTGTCATCCACAATGGCGTTGATCTCCACAATGCGCTTCTTGAACGCAATGCGTGTGCCAGTCTGCAACTTGATCTCAACAGGCATGGTCTTGGCATACACAGTGAACGGCAAGCCGACCTCATAAGAAGTCGTGCTGGCCCGGTCAAAGGTCACAGAGCCACCGCCGCTCACAGTCTCATTGGACTGCGGCACGCCATCAGTGATCACATTCAAAGCCTTGCCAATGTGTGGCAGACTGCTGGCGCTGGCGGCAGCACCGCCAGAAAACGCGCAATCAGTGAACAAGTTGTCGCGGAACAGCTCAATGAAATACTTTGCTGTCCCGTTAAAGACACGGCGCACCACGACATAAATGTCGCTGACATCAACTTGCACATCCAAGAACTTGCCGTCTGTGATGTATTCGGACGGGGCAGTGATTTGCTGTGAGCGCATCACAGAGAAGACAGCCATTGTGCCGTCTGTCTCGTTGGCCATCATCAGCAGATCGCCCTCGTCTGTGCTGTTTGCACGGCGCAGCGTCATGCGGGTTGGCGACTTGAGCAAGTGGCCAGCAAGCAAAGAGATGCGCTGCGTCACATAGGTCGCCTGCGTGTCGCTGAACATGAACTCGTTGACAGACTTGCCCAAGCGCTGGATGTACACAGAGCCAGACTCAAGGGCTTGCACCCGTGTGCCAGGCTTTGTGCCATTGCGCGACACAGCCTTAAACGCCAGCGTCACAGGTGTGATCGGCTCAGTACCAACTTGCGGCACATAGAACTCGCCGCCCGTGGTGAACACTTGCAGATCTCGGCCAGAGATCATGTCCACAATCACGTTGAGCGAGCTGGTGTCCAGCGTTGCATCAATGGCATCATCGTCCAAAGACTCGCTTGGCACAAAGTCAAAGAACAGACCGATCTTGCTGCCCCAGATTGTGGATGGCCGAGACTTGCTGCCACCGAAATACAGACGGCCCTCATGGAATGTCACGGTGCGTGGCCATCCCTTGGAAGAACTCCAGACATCTTCATATCCAGATTCAATTTCCCAATTGCCTTGGGCAATGTTGCTGGTGTTGAAGAATGGGTATTCTGTGACAGCCTCAACAATAGTATTGCTGACATATCGCACAATTCGCGCACGCCCTTGCGGAACGGCGTTAATGTATTGGTTCACACTTGCTGTTGTAAATATGCTGTTTTGAGCGGTCAGCGTGACATTCCCAGAAACAGAGCTTGGCGTTAAATGGCCAGCAGATGGTGTCGTTGTGGTTATTGTGAACGCATATTTTGGAATGCTGTCAAAGCTGATGGTGCTGATTGTCCAGCTTGAGTCAGAGCCACCACGCACCAAACGCTGTGGAGCCAAGTCCTCTTGCACAATGATCATCGTGTCTGCGCTCTGCGTCCAAACAATGTTGGCCAGCATGGCAGCCGTGATGGTCGTTGTCAGATAAGCGTTGCCAGAGCCGTTGATGTTGGTGATCTGCACGCCATCCTTCAAGATGTACATGCGCAGATCGGTGAAGCACAGCATGTAGCTGTCATCCACAGAGAACTCAAACGGAACCAGACGCACGCCATTGGCAGCCGCGCTTGGCAGCTCGGCAATGTGCTTCAGGCCGGGACGGCGGCGAATGCCACCTTGCGGCTGCACCACCACGTTGGTGGCCTTTGCCAAGGCGTTTGTGTATTGCTGGAGATCAACCCTTGAACGCAGCAAAGGGTCAAGCTCGCCTGTGATAAAGCTCGTCTGGATGTCAACAAAACGTGGCATGTCAGCCCCTCACAGCGATCAGGGTGTAGTCTTCAATGATGCGGGTCGGCTGGCCTTGGCCATCAATGTTCATGGCTGTGCGCATGTGGCCACCACGGCCATTTTCGGACGGGCCACCAACAGCAATGCTCTGCCAGTATTGTGCGCGGTCTGATTGCTCAGTGATTGGCAAAGCCAAATGCCATGCCATCATGTACTTGAGCAGCTGCACAAAATACTTGGGCATTGCGTACTCAGGGGTCTGGAATTGGTAGTCAATGTAAACCGTGTCCAGATCTGTCAGCAGTTTGTCGCCCTGAATCTCCCAGTCTTTTTGAACTGGCGAGCCGGGGTTGGCCGACTGATAAACAGCGCGAGGGCTTGCGAGGCGGTCGCCTGGCAGCAGATATTCGTATTTCCACACGCTGGTCGGTGTTGTGGTCAAGCGAGCGAGCTTGATTTTCTTGAGCGTAAAGCTCCAAGGATAGGTGGTCAGCGTGGTGTCACGCAGATCAGGATACAGACGGTCGCACACGCTTGACTCGTCAGTGCCATCGTTGAATGACGAGATGGCTTTCGCACCCAGCATCAGCAGGGCATCAGAGCAGATTGTGATTGCGGTATCGCCAGCAGCCATGTGAACCTCTTAATGTGAGAAAGGCCAGCCCCCGATTACTCAGTGGCTGGCCCGTTCAGTTTAACCCCGATTAGTCGGAGTCAGTTGCGGTGACGGTCAAGCCGTCAGTCACATCAACCACTGTACCGCTGTTGGCGTTCACCCAGACCAAGGTCATTGCGGGTGTGCCACCAGTGCTGGTGTAGCAGAAAATGATGTCGCCAACGCGCAGCAACGAGGCCAATGCGTTGAAGTAGCCTGCTGTGTTCACATCAGCAATTGCGTCAGCAGTTGAGTATGTGTGGACAGAAGGAGCCACGCCCGACTTGGACGCGCCGTGGGTGTTAAAACCAGCTGAATCGAAAGCCATTTTTAGACCCTCCTATTAAGCGGCTGCCGCAGTGTCGCGTGCCGTGATTTTGACGATACCTTCGGCATCAATCGCCACAGCACCAGCGGAGAACAGGGCGTTAACGAGCCAGCTGGTCTTCTCAGGGATGTAGTTGATTTCTGTCTTGGGCGCGATACCTTCTGCGTAGCCAATGGCATCGCGGTGGAAGGCGTACAAAGTGCGGTCAGACGAACCGTCAATGGGCAAGCCACCTTCGGTGCGATCACCCAACACATGGAACTGGAAGCCCATGAATGTGGAGATCTCGCCTTGTACCAAAGCCTTGACGGTGTTGAAGTCGGAACTCGTCACCGAGGTCTGCTCCAGCATCGCGTTCAGCGAGTTGGCGTGAATCAAAACATGACGGCCTTCGGCTGGAACGTTTTTGGCGTTCAAGATCTTGGCGGCTTCGCGCAACTTGGCGATGTTCATGTTGGTGTTTGCACCACCGATGCTGTTTGCCACAGTGCCAGTGCCAGAGGCAGCAGACAGGGCATCCAGAATCAATTGGTCTTGGCGGCGGCCAATGGCAGCACCAACAACTTGCACCAACTCGCTGCGCTCGTCAAAGTTCACTTTGGCTTGGCTGAAAATGTCGCTGTATTCAGCGGCGTTCCAGTCAGACATTGTGCAAGTGACGTTGCTGAAACCCACGTTCATGGGAGTCACATCGGTTTGCGTGACGCGAGGCATGGCAACGCCACGACCCACTTTGGGGAATTTTACGGAAGAACCTTCGACACCACGGCGCTGACGAACAGCACCCACCAGCATGGCTTTGCCCTGGTAGGCTTGTTTGACTTCAGCATCGAAAAGTGTGACAAAGGCGTTCGAGAGAGAAGCGCTCATTTGTTTACCTCATTCGGTTGATTGATCAGGGTTTATCGCCTCGGTGAGCCAGTTGCCTGGGCCTTCGCTTGCTACTTACGGCAGCCAATCGTCAGCATCATCACTGCGGTCAGGGCCGATTGCTCGGTTGTCCTTGGGCCGGATTGTATTGCAATTTTTACAAAATGCAAATGCACCCCTTGACAAGTAAAAAAAAGCCCAGCACAAAGGCTGGGCCAAGTGGCAACCGCATTGCTGCGGAACCTAGGAGAAATCAACCAGCGTACTGCTGAAACATCTTTTCAACCTTCTGACGGAAAGCTGGGTCTGTCTTGTACTTTGGATCGCCCACCATAGCATAAAGCTCATCCTTGCTGGGTGCGCCCTCAACTGGGGCAGACTCAACAGGGATGCGGCCCTCATAGGCTTCGCGCATCTTCATCAGGGCACGCATGCCACTGGCAGTGCCGCCCATGACCTTGAATTCCTCAAAGTCATCAGCGCCCCAAATGCCCTTTTGCACCAAGCCACGGGCCCAGCCCACCATCCCGTTGACAATGGCATTGCCGTTCGGGCCAAGCGACTTCAGCTCGGCTTGAGCGTCAATGGCTGGCTCTTGGTTGGCAGATGCCATTTCATTGACTTGGGTGGCCAGCTCGTCAAAAGCAGCTTGCGGGATGCCCCACTTCTGGGCCCAGCCGACATAGTTCTTGGCCAGCGGGTCTTGCTCGACATCGCCAACCCAAGCCATTGCCGAGGTGTCATACTTTCCGCCCTCTGGGGCTTTGTGCTTGCCAGCGCTGACGAGCTTGCGCATGTCGCCCCAGCTCTTGGCCATCGCCTCGTAGTTGGCCTCACCCTTGTCTTGGTTCCAGAAATTCTCTGGGAGCCAGTCTGGCCGCTCAACGGGAGAGCCGGGTGTCTGACCTGGCACAACACCGGGTGTGTCGCCCTTGTGGTCAATTTCCGCTTGTTGCGGGTTTGCCGCAGCTTGTGCGGTTGAGTCTTCAACGGTCACGCTGTCCAGTAAGCCGGAGCTTCCGGGCTGGTCATTTGTGTCGGTGGTCATAGTTTCCTTGCTTGTTGAATCCGTGCCATGATGTCCCGCACCACAGTCCTCTGCCCTTCGGCAAAGAACGCATGGGACGGATCTGTGCCCGGCACGGCGATGGGCACATTCACATACATGTCTCGCATCCAGTCCAGCAGCTTCTGACCGTCTTCAGAGCCAAAGACCCTGAGAGTCAGCCGCGAGAGATCATCTCGCTGCTGCTGCACTTCTCTCACATCGGACGGCTGCCCGATGGCTTCCAACTCGTCCCAGCTCATGCGGGAGCCCCGGCAGGCGGCATCTCACCCATGCCAGCCATTGTGGCTTGGGCTGATGCCTGTGCGGCCATGTTGGCCATTTGCTGGGCTTGCGCCTCCTCAAGCAGCACAGCACGCTCAGACGCATCATTGCGCACCGCAGCAGGCACACCCATCTTGTCGCCGATGTAGTCCACAGCAGCGTCAGTCTTGATAGCCAGCGCACCGTCTTGACCAAATTGGCCAGACTGCATGAGCTGCGCAAACTGGATGATCGCGTTAACTTCTTCCATGCTCTGGGCTTGAGCCAATGGGGACACGGGCGTGACCTTGACTTCCAAGCCGTTGACGCGCAAAGGCAAGTCAATCAAGCCTTTCTCGTCCATGACTTCCAAGATCTTGGCCACCAACGGGATCATGGTCTCGTTGATCAGTCGGCCAAAGGCAGAGCCCAAGTTCTGCGCCAGCTCTTTCATGCGCTCCACGATCTCAGTGGCCGAGCGTGCGCTCATGTTGTCTGGCGGCAACGACTCGTCCAGCAAAATGCGCTTGATGTTCTGCACCAAGTCGTTGATGACCAGCTGGCTGACGTTGAAGTCACCCGAGCGGGGCAACGATTGCAGGGACGGGCCTTGTGGGCCGCCGTTGCGAGCCACTGGGATGATGCCGCCGGGCACGATCTTGACTGGGTTCGGGTTCAGCACGCCATCGTCTGCGGCGGTGTACACACCAGCCACAGCCAAAGAAGCGTTTTTGAGCAGCCATTCTTTGGTTTTGTTTAGCGTCTTGA